GGAGAATTAGATGTCTTGGGAAAATAGAAAATGGGTTATTGTAAATAATTCTTCTGTAACTGATGAGATGATTTTATCAGCATTGGAGACATCAAGAGATACGCTTCGTCATACAGCTACAGGAACTGATAAAGTCATATTAAAATGGGATGGAGATACACCATCTTGTTTTGATGGAATGACCACTTACTCACATTCTGAGATTTTAACTGAATTAGCTAAATCAACTTGGACAAGGGATGAATAATGAGTAGTTGTGTACATTGTAAATCTAACAATAGTGAGAACTGGTTCTATTGTAGGAATTGTGGAAAACGTGCATCTAAAAATAAATACTCAGAGAATTTATGGATAAGGACAGAGCGTGGAAAGAGGACAGATGTAGAATTTAGTAATCTTTCTTTAGTAGATTCAGTTAATGAAATGGTAAAAAATAAGGAGAAAAAATATGCCCAAGGTTGGTAAGAAAAAATTTAGCTATACAGATAAAGGAAAGAAGGCTGCTAAAAAGTATGCTAAGAAAGTTGGAAAGAAGGTAAAATACGGTAAGAAGAAGTAATGGCTATAACTATCAATGAAAGAGCACCAACTTTTGGTGAGCAGATACAGGTTATGACTAAGTATAATGCTGATAAGGGTGCTGGTAGTGGTAGCTCTACTGATGCTGTAATGACTGATGAGGCTGGAGCTGGTCTTTCATTTACTTCAATGACAGACTTATGGCTTACTAATGGAGCTAAAGAGATAATCAATATGCTTCCATCTAATCTTGCTGATATGTGTATGAATGAGGTTAGCTTTACTGCTGGAACTCCTAATACTCTTAATAGTGGAAAGATAAGAAATATTAAGCGATTAAACTCTTCTGACTCTTTATATTATAAGTGCAGGAATGTACCACCAGCATTAAAGGATAGATATAATAGTTCTAACGATATAAACTTTCCAACTCAAACAGACCCTATATATTTTATTGAGAATGGTACTATAGATGCGTTACCTAATAGCAGTCAGACTGTGAAATATTCAGAGCTTAACTATCCTACTGTAAAGTACAGCCATACTTCTATTAGTAGTAAGGTATTGCCATTTGTACAGGGTGCTGATAGTGGTGAACTGTTTACTAATAATGATGGTAATCCTACATTAGGTTCTGTTACTGCTGCTGACCATGGTCTTAGTGTTGGCGACAGGGTTTTAATTTCAAGTGTACAGGGTGATACTGATTTAGAAGGAGTTATAAGTACTGTTGCTACAGTCCCTGCTACTACTACATTTACTCTTAATAATGTAACTATAGATGCTGATATTACATTGTGTACTATCACAAAGCTTGGTGGCTTTCCATCTGATGCTGAATACTTAGTACCACTTTATGCTTCTATTCAGGCATTACAGTATAAGATGAATTACCTTATAGAGAACTCTGATGTTACTACTGCATTGGATGCGATTACTGATGCATTAGACAGGGTATCATCTGAATTGTGGGATGATACAGATAATTATGATACTGATGAATTAACTAAAGTAAAGGATGCTTTAGATAATGCTAAAACTTTAATAGATGATGGGGCTAGTTCACCTACTGGTAGTGCATCTGCTGATGCTGCAAGGCATCTTGTTAATGAGGATGTAGAACTTGTTAAGAGTACACTTGATGTAGCTAGTGCAGAACTTCAGCGTGCTAGTGCTCATTTAAAGGAATGGGATACTGTAGCTGCTACTGCATTAAAAGAGGCTCAGGGTTATGCTGATGAGACAAAGACAAGAATGGCAAAGATTAGTGCTGAATATGATTGGTTAGCTAAACAGCAGGTTAAACTTGAGAGTGATTATGCGAGGGGGCTTCATGCTGTAGGTGCGAAGCTTCCAACCAAGGGAGGTCGTTAATGGCAGTACATAGTATAAGTGTTAAAAATTTAGTTAGTAGAGTTAGGGAGATATTCCCAGATGCTCCTGAGAATTATATATTGATGCTTATAAATGATGCATTAGTTGAATTGGGTTTATATAATGTTAAGAATATGAAAGCTAAGGTGAGTGCAGTAGCAGACCAAATGTGGTACGATATAGGTGATAGGGCTACTGATGCCAGCAGTAAGGTGTTAAATTTAAATAAGCTTTTTAGGGTAGACTTTGTTGATAGTGATGGAGATTACATACAAATACCGAGACTACTTGATACTAATATTTTATTAAATGATGCTGATACAAGCGAATCTGCTATAATATTCGCAGGTGAATAATGGCAAGTAATATAAAATATCCAGATAAGAGTATGGTTTGGTTTATTGAAGGTGATAAGCTTGGATTACTTACAAATGTTGATAGTTCAGGTAATATAAGGACTGCAGAGAGAAAGAAATGGAAAGCTATATCTGAATTTGTAAGTGAAGGTATGTTGCTAAGCTATCAGGGTGAGCCTAATAAAGTTACATCTATATCTAGTAGTCTTGATATAGATAATACATTGCAGGTGTCAATAGTAGATTATGTTAAGCGTTGTCTTTATATGGATAGGGCAGCTAAGGGGAGGCAGGAGGATAGTGCAGTATCATTAAGCCTTGCTCGTGAGCATAACAGAAAATTTAAGGAAGGGGTTCGTAAGTACGGTCAGAGAAAGAGAGAGAAAACTGGAGGCACTAGAGCAGTCGTGCCTTATGACTTAACTTAAAGGAGAACCAATGAAAGTTACATTAGAAGATGCACAAAAGAGAGTAGAAGAGATTCCTAATATGATATCTAGGTTGAATACTGAGTATAATCAGCTATTAGGATATATAGAAGGATTAAATGTATCAAAAAAAAATAAAGATGATAAGAAAAAGAAGGGATAATGATAGAGGTATTTGCAGAATATGGAACAATAGGTATTATGGTGATATTATTTGCTGGTCAGATTATGTTTCTTCAGAGAACTTTAATGAGCAAGCTAAGTGAGATTGAGCAGATTACTATTAAGCTTATAGATAGATTTAATCAGACAGATGACAGGGCAGATAGAAGGCATGAAAAAATCATTGGACAAATGAATTACCTAACAGATGATGTTAATTTCCTTAAAGGGAGAATAAATGGAGGTACTAGGACTTAGTGTACGAAATATTACAATATGACAGTGCAGTAACTAAAATGAGGAAGTTCTTTAGAGCTTTAAAAAAGAAGGTTTAAATGGATAGTTTAAAAGTAACAGGCATGAGTTTTGCAAGTATGGGGGCATTGTTTTACGATGTACTACCTTGGGTGCTTGGTATAACTGTAGGTATATTGCAAATAATTTATCTAATTAAAAAAATAAGGAGTAAGTAATGGAAGGCTTAGTAATGGCAGGATTCTTTTCAGACTACTTTAGCTGGACTAATTTGTTCTATTTAATAGGTCTCATTTTAGCAGGTATAGCTACACTTATGGCTACTAAGTATAGGGCAATGATGAAGGAGATTGGTGATGTAGCTAAGGTCCTTGAGGAGGCTTATGCTGATAAGAAGGTTACTGCGGCTGAAAAGAAAAAGATTATGAAAGAAGTGCTAGACGTGCTTAAGAGTGTAATTAATTTAAAGTGGAAAATATTTTAAGGAGTAAGATATGGCTACAACTATATCTAATGCTACATTAACAGTAACATTAACAGAGGCTGTAAGCTTAAATGGCTCTGCTCAGGGTTCTACTAATTCCTTTACTATTGCTGCCGTTGATGAAACCTTTAAAAGGATAGTTAATTGTGCGGCTAGCAATACAACTACTGTACTAACCTTTGCTGCTGCTAATCATACATCAGCAGGGGCAATGGTTGTTGGTGATGTGAAGTATGTTCGCATTACTAATAAGGATGATACCAATTCAGTAGAGGTAGCTATGGTAGGTGCTGCTACATTATATCAGATAAAACTTGCTGCAGGGCAAAGTCATATACTTGGAAGCCCTGATGATATAATGCTAGCTGAAGCTGATACTAGTCCTAGTTTTGGTACTATGGCTGATATAGCTAGTATTCAAGTAAACCCTGGTGGCAATGCTGTTGAGATGGAAGTCTTTGTGGCTAGTGCATAATGCCTAAATTTGGACAGAGTTCTAAAAAAAGATTATCGTCATGTCACCCTAAATTAAAGAAGGTATTTAATGAAGTTATCAAGACGGTGGATTGTTCTGTACTTGAGGGTCGTAGGAGTAAAGTTAGGCAGAATGCGTTATACGAAGAGGGGAAGACTAAAGTTAAGTATCCTAAGGGGCGTCACAATTCTAATCCTAGCAATGCTGTGGATGTTGTTCCTTACCCTATTGATTGGGATGACAGAGAAAGGTTCCATCTTTTCGCTGGTTTTGTAATAGGCATAGCTAAGAGTATGGGAATTAAACTAAGATGGGGTGGAGATTGGAATCAGAATTGGGAAGTGGATGATAATAAGTTTGATGACTTTCCTCATTTTGAGTTGAGGGAATAATGGCTAAACAATACTTAAAAATAAATGACTTCTCTGGTGGTGTAGTTGATGCTTATGATGCTAGAGATTTAAAGAATAATGAATTTTCTAAGGTGGAGAACTTAATGCTTGACAAGCGTAGTTCTCTAAATACCTTTGGAGGGGAGAAAATTCACAGAGATATCCCATCTGGTGATGCTATACAGATATGTCCTGGCTTTGGTTTATTTGTTTTTGATAGTGACCATGATAAAGGTAAGCCAGATTATACAGGTGCTCGTGACGAAGGTGAGCATTGGATGGCTATAGTAGATGCAGCTAATGCAGAGGTTGATTTTTATGACCTTTCAAGAGACTCTGTCATATCTGGTGTAATTGATTTAGGTACACCAAGGGCGTATACTGCAGGTCCTGGGAATATACAAGTATTAGCACCTAGTGATACTATAAATATTACATGTACTGGTACTACAGCAAGTGCTGAATTAACAAATTGCAATACAACTATTGGCTTAAAGGTTGGTATGTTTGCACTAGGTAATGGCACTAGCATTACGCATGGGACTACAGTATCTAGCTTTACTGAGACTACTATAACATTATCTTCTGCTCCATCTACTGCATTTACCAATACTACTATTCAATTTTCAAAATCACTAAAAAGTGATGTTATTGCTACTAGTAGTGGTAATTTTAAGTTTCCAGTTACTGCAGAAGATTGGGGGTTTAAGGTTGGAGATATAGTTAGCTTTAGTGGCTTTAGTGATAATACGTCTAATAATGTTAATGCATTAAGAATAAAGAGTGTTGCTCCGTCAGTTACTGGTGTTTCTGGAACTACAGACTATATAAATCCTAGTTACAATAGGGACTTCTCAGGCTTAAGTGACAATGATTCTATTAGTCAAGCTGATGGCTCTTCTATCCCTGGAAGTAATTGGTCTGTTCATAATCCAGGAGGAGATACTGGTGATTTTGATGTAGAGTTACGCTCCAATATGATAACAGTTACTGGGACATCAAGCACTAATGAGCAGGGAATAGAACTTGCTAAGGCAAGTGCAAATGGTGAGGATGGAGTTTATTTTGATTCATCTGGTAAATATTTAATATCTGCTGAATTATACCATAACTCAAGTACAGTAGATAATTTTATTATTGAGCTAGGTGGTGTTAAGTCACACCCATTTTCTATTACTAATAGCTCTGCTACATATAGTGCTATTATTGACCTTAGTAATCCTGGGGATTCATCTAGTGGTTTACGTATATACAATACTAATAATAGTGCTGCTGATTGGTTTGTTGATAATGTACATGTTATACAGGATGGTGCAATTATGCAGTTTGATGAAAAAGTATTACGTAGGACTGATAGGGCAATATCTTATAATAGTACAAACGATACAAGTACCGCACCTGAGACTGCTGCAATTACTATAACCTTACTTCCTAAGGTTATATTTCATTTTGCAGATGAGGCATTACGCATATGTGATACTACATTAAGTACTGGTATTAAGGGTACTGCTCCTCCTACATTAAAATGGTGGGGATATGTAAAACGACATCAATTCTTAGGTGCTGGTAGTGATGGCGATGGTGATGGTATTAATGATACTGGTAATGCCAATAGAAATATTGATGGTTGGAAGATATCAGATAATAAATTATCACCACCTACTTATTTAAATGTGACTGACAATCCAAGCGATACTGCTCCTGCTTATGGTGGCACTAAAGGTGCTGGATGGGCTATGAGTGTGACTGAAACTGTTTCTGGTGTTGGGACTGTATTTGGTACATGGCTGGCTTCAAAGTATCAATTTGCATGCACATTTATTTATGACGGAAATCAGGAATCTATATTATTTATACCTTCTTCTAATAATACTCTTGATGTAGTTGCTGATGCTAGTGAAATTACTATACAGGTTGAAGGCTCTCAAGACCAGGATGGTGCTGCAGCTGTTCAGTATGACAGTAGGATTAGTGGAGGTCGTATATATTTCAGGGAGGATGGCAGTGATGATGACTGGCAGTTATTTGTAGATATAGATATTGTCAATGGTGTACGTGCCAAGCCTTTTGGTGATTTCACTGCCTGGGCTAGTGGCGGTACTGATGAAGCTACATCTGGAAAGATTTATTCGTTTATACCAAACATAGATACATATGAAACGTTAAATGGTTTTTCACAGGATGAAGACCAATTGCATATAGCTGGTTTAAATGAGGGGTATAAGACTTCTGTTATTGCTAATAGGCGTTGCTTTGTTGCTAATGTTAAAACTGCATATTCATATCCTAATTTAGATTCAGACCCTGTTCATATGAGAGATAGGATAATGTATACTCCAATGAATAGGCTTGATACATTCCCAAGAAGTTTCTTTATAGATGTAGTCAAAGGTGATGCAGAAGAGTATGTAAAGCTTGAAGAGTATGCTGATAGATTATTAGCATTTAAACAGAGAAGACTTCATGTTATTAATATACAGGACTCTACTCCTAACAACTGGTTTCTTGAAGAAGTTAAGGATTATGCTGGGATAGCTCATCATTCAGCTTCAGTTAAAACTGAATTTGGTGTATGTTGGGTTAATGAAGAGGGTTGTTTTCTTTATGATGGAAGGTCTGTAAAGAATTTAATATTAAATAAGATAGCAGAATCAACATGGGAAGATTTTGTTACTAATGAGAGTAGTATATTTTATAATCCTAAAAAGTTTTATGTCTGTGTTCTAGCTGATTTCTTTGGTGGTGATGCTAATACTTATATGTATGATTTCAGAACACAGTCGTGGGTTAAGGGTAGTTCTTTGCTAGGAAGTAATCAAAATCGGAGTAACTATGTTGTAGATTGGAATGGTAATCCAAGTGTTGTATTTCAGCCATTAACTGAGTCAAGTACTTGGAACCTTATAGACACACGTTGGGAAGATGCTGGCGGTGCTGGGCAAGGCAATAATTATTTATGGCATTGGAATAATATACAAACTAAAAGATTAGACCCTAGGGAATGGAGTGATGATTTAGTGCATCATGGTTCTGGTAAAATAGTACTACAAACCAAGGATTATGATTTTGGTGAACCTGGTCTTATAAAGAAAGTTTATTCTGTTACTGTTACATATGCATCCGATAGAGCTCATAGTAATCCTATAAGTTACGCTACAGATGGAAGTGGTTCTTTCGATGGAAATACATTTACTGGAGATTTTAGTGGTTCTGGTCAAGGATGGAAAAAGGTTCGTGCCACATTAGGTACTCCAATTGAATGCCAGAGTATCTCATTAAAGATAAGTAACTCTGTTACTACTGGACTGATTGAGGGATTAAAGATTAATGATATTATATTAGAGTATAGAGTATTGCGTAAGAGGGTATCATAGTGCAGCTAGAGACTAGAAGATTGCTTCATATAAAAGGAAGGGATATAACTTTCTCTACTGTAAATCCATCTCCTAATTCGTTAGCTGATGGTGACATATTGTTTGTTAATTCTAAAGGTAGAAGCAGAAACCTTAGGCTATATGCTAAACATCTTAGGAAGCTATGGTATGTTCCACTTATCAATGTTAGTAATGCGAATCTTACTGGTGACTTAGTAGACACTGAAAGTATACAGGCGATGACGAATAAGAATTTTATGTCAAGCGTAGGTATTGGCACTCAAACTCCACATTCAAAAGTAATATTGGATGTATCATCTAAAACTAAAGCATTCCGTCCTCCTGTTATGACAACAACAGAGAGAGATGCAATAAGTTCTCCAGCAGAAGGTTCGGTAATTTATAATACTTCAACAAATGTATTAAACTTTTATAATGGTTCAGCATGGGGTGCAGTATAATATGTTTTTATGCAATAATAATAATTCGTATATTTAAGGTATAAATAGGTAAATTATGGCAGGATTAACTGATTTAACAATAGGTGCTTCTTACGACCAGCTTTTAATTACTACAAATACTAGTGGTATTCCAGCAACTCTTGATAAGATACTGGATGGATTAGGTGTAGAGACTGTATTACAACTATCTACTGCTGCAGGGGGATTGGCAGGACTTGAAAGTTCTACTACTGCTAAACCTCTATTCACTATAAAGAATACTACTAATGATACTACTGCTCCTACACTTAGGTTTATTAAGGATAAGGGTGCAGCAGGTGCAGATAATGATGATTGCGGTACTATAGAATTTTATGGTGATGATGATAATCAAGACAATATAGCATTTGCTACTATATTGGCAGAGGTTGCTGATGCTAGTAATGGTGACGAATGTGGTAGGTTATCATTAAAGGTAGCAGAGAATGATGGTACTAATACTGCTGGTCTAGTACTAACGGGTTCTACTACGGATGGAGAGGTAGATGTTACTGTTGGTGCTGGTGCTGCTTCTGC